ATAAACGCATCATCGAGCCGGAATTCATTGACCCGAACGAGCCGGAAATCACCAAAGCCGTCTTTCGCATTGAACCCGGAGAAAACCCCCACGTCAATCCCATCTCCCGGGCGGCGGTGCGGGCCGCCTATCGGCACGATCAGGCCTCATATATGCGTTATGCCCTGGGCCAGTTCGCCCCCGTCTACCGGGGCAAAAGAGTGACCCCGGAATTCAACCCGGAACTGCACGTGGCTCCGGAAGCCCTGGAGCCGGCCCCCGGCCTGGTATCCTTCCGCATCTGGGATTCCTGGCATAACCCCTGCTGCCTGATCGGCCAGATTACCACTATCGGCCGCCTGGTCTTCATCGACGAAATCAAGCTGGAAAACTCCGATATCCGCACCCTCATCGAGGCCCACGTCAAACCTTTGATGAACAGCCCCAGGTGGAAGGGGAAGGCCCGGGCCTGGCGGGATATTGGTGATTTCACCATGAAAGTGCCGGACCAGAGCAATAAACAGGAATCCGCCGCCCGGGTGGTGGAGGACGCCTTCGGCACCATCTTCGAACACGGCCCGGTCAAATGGGAAATCATGAAAAACGGCATGAAAAAGGCCCTCAATATGAACATCGAGGGCCTGCCGGCCGTCCTCATAAGCCCCTCCTGCCGGCAGCTGATAAGAGCCTTGTCTGGGGCTTGGCACTACAAGACCGATAACTCCGGCAACATCATCAGCGCCACTCCGGAGAAAGACGAGGCCAGTCACATAGGAGACTGCTTCGCCAACGGCGTTTCGGTCCTCCTGCCCGGTTTTGACTACCAGAAGAACATCGCCACCTATCGGCGCATTGCCCAGAAAAACCGGCGCCGGGTCCAGACATACGCCATTGGAGGTGCATTGTAAATGCCCAAGCTGGAAACCAGTGGCTATAAAGGCTGGTGGGAGCTTAAACAATACCTCGGCAAAGACAAAAACGGAGTAAAAATCGGCAAAGAAGTGTTCCGCAACATGATCACCGGCGAGGTCTACGATCCCGGTGAGAAAGGCTGGAATGGGGAGCCGCCCTATCCCACGGGCGACTTGGCCACCTGCAGACATGTTTCCGATGCCTATCGACGCAATTATGACCTCATCGTCTGGGACCGGGACAAAAAACCCGGAGATGATACCCGGAGGGAATATGATGTGAAACAGGCCGCCTGCCACGATTGCGGTCACCAGTTCACCGCAATCTATGATGTGTATGAGGACTATGACCTTGGTGAAAAAGGGAGGTGCCCCAAATGCGGACAGGAAGCGGCCGAGCTAACGTAGATCAGACCAGGAACCGGAAGAAAAAAGGCGGCCGGAAAGGCTGCGGGAAGTGAATCATGCCCGCCAAATCGAAAGCGCAACAGCGGCTTATGGGGATGGCCCATGCCATTCAGGCCGGGAAAATGCCGGCCTCGAAGTCTCCGGCTGCGGCCAAGATTGCTCGCACCATGCAGCCTGGGGATGTGGAGGAATTTGCCTCCACGAAACTCAAAGGTCTGCCCGAAAAGAAAAATCCCGAAAAGAAGCGTCCGCAACGCCCAAATCCTCCCAAGCCTCAGGCGAACCCGGAGGCGAAGCCCTCTCCCAACCCGGAGCTGGGCCCACCCCTGTCTCCGTTGCCGTCTGCGCCTCCGGAGGCTCCCCCCGCCAAGCCCGGCGTACGCACCAAACCCATGACGATCAAAAAGCCCGCTGGGAATCAGCCGCCCAAACCCCCGACGATTCCCAAAAGGACGATGGGCGGCATTCTCAATGACCTGAGACGGTTCAGGCGGTCGAGGTGATTATGGCCTTTGCGGACAATCCCCAAGAGGCGGTTAGGCTGCGGGTCCTCCAGATTCAGCGGGAAAGCGCCGCCCCCCAGGAGATGGACGAAAAGGAGCTCCGGGAACGGGAGGAGGCCGCCCAGGCCTACGCCGGGGAGAACGAACAGCATTTCGTGGACTACTGCCAAGACTGCATCGACACTTCGGTGCAGGCCATGCAAAAGGTGCGTGAAGAGCAGAATGAGTGCTGGAAGGTCTTCAACGAAGAGCCGCCGCCCAACTATGCCAAAAAGGAAGACTGGCAGTCCAAGGTGATCATTCCCAAACCTTTCGGGGCGGTTCAGTTCGCCATGGCCATTGTGCGCAAGGCCTTTGACGTGCAGCTGCTTACCATCGAAAACGAGAAGGATCAGGAGGCTGCGGAATTCTGGTCCAAACTGATGGGGCTGATGCTCAGCCGCAACTATGCCAACTTCCCCATTCAGTTCACTGATGCCTGCGGCATGGGCTTTGCGGTGGGGCAAAGTCTGGAAATGATACCGGTGTGGCGCACCGGCAAGGGCCTGCGCTACATCATGGTGGAGCCCTGGAAGATACATCGCGACCCGGATGCCATCTCCCGGCAGCCTCAGAGCGGGATGTACTGGATACACCAGGAATACCTGGATTACTGGCTGCTGCGGAAGTGGATGAGGGACGGCCGTTACGTGAACGTGCCGACCATCGCCCTGGGCGCCCCCGGGACTGAACCGAAGTTCGACCCCCACATGACCCGGGAAGCCATTGCCGCCCGCAAAGGCCATATCATCCATCGCTCCAAGTACAGAACCTTGATCCTGACCTCGGAATTCTGGGGCACCGTCCTGGACAGTCGGGGCGAACTGCTTCTCCCCAAGGCCACTTACACCGTAGCTGCCGGTCGGGTCATCAGACTGCCCAAAGCCAGCCCTTACCCAACCCTACGGTGGCCGGGCATCAGCTTCTCCCCCCTCCCCCATCTCCTGCGGTTTGACGGCCGCGGACTTCTCCAGGGCATCAAGAGCCTGTGGTATTTCATGTGTTCTCTGCTGAGCCTCCATAACGACAACCTCAACTGGCTGGTGAACCCACCCACTGAAATTGATATCTCGGCCCTGGTAGACCCAGACGATATTGACGACTATCCGGGCAAGAAATATCTCACCAGGGGCACGGTCAGCGGTCAGCAGGCCGTCCGCACGGTCGATCGCAGAAGCATCACCAATGAAATTCTGGCGAACGAGAACTTTGCCCAGCAAAGGTTTGAGGAAGGCACCTTTGTAACCAGCCTGGTGCGGGGTCTGCCCGGCTACCGGGCGGAAGTTACCGCCAGAGAGTCGGCCCAGAGCCTGGAACAAAACCTCACCGTCTTCGGCCTCATCGGGAAGAACCTGGAGCACGGGGCCCTGGACGCCATCCTGGCGGGAGCCGAAACCGTAGCCATTAACATCACTTATGATGAAATGGCCACCTTTATGGGGCAGGAATGGGCCGACCGCTATGCCGATCCCTCTTCCCCCACCGGCCTGAGATTGCCACAGTTGACCACAGGCAATTTCTCCGTATCCGGCATCTCGGCACTCATGCGGGATTGGGAGATCATCCGCAACATCCGGGAAACGATCTTGCCGCTTTTTGCCACAGAAGTGTTCCTGCCCTACCTGAAACCTTATGCCCTGCTTAAGTCTTTGGAAAAACGCCTCAATCTCAAGGATGAGGGAATTGTCGTTGACCAACAGACTGCTGATGCCATTGACCAGGCTCAGCAGTTTCAGCAGGAACAGGCAATCCAGCTACAGACTCTCCAGGACGCCGTTGCCGGCTACCAGGCGGCACAATCCATGATGCAGCCTCAAGCCAATGAACAAACTGTCTTGTTACCTGGAGCTGAAGGTGAAATGACATGACCGATATCCTTGGCAGTCACGGCGTGGATATTGATATCGTGAGCGGCCGCCCCTTGACGCACTCTTTCCGGCCCAAGGCCGGAGCCGCTCAGGATAAATATCACGAAGCGATTCAGAACAGCATGGCTCTGAGAGCAGAACTCCAGAAGAGCCGCGCTCTGAGCATACTGACAAAGCTCTATGTCAACATATTGACAGAACTGGCCAAACAGGATGTGCGCTGCCAGACCATCGAGGATATTGTTCGGGAGTTTGGCTTTGAAGTGGACCTGGCCCCGAAAATTGCTGAGGAACGTCTGATGCAGATTATGGGGCCGACGTTGGCCAGACAATACCAGCAGGCAAAACATGCCGCCCCGTAAGGGATACCGGCAAGAATTAAATACCCTGTCCGGCCCGTAAGGACACCCGGATTAGAGGAGCAGCGTATGGGCGAAGGCGCAAAGGACATATCGGCAAGAATGGTGGAGCACATTGACCCGGATAATCCCACCTCCCTGGGCGCGGCTATTAACCGCCTCCAGGAGCAGCGGATATTTTCGGGTCATCCTGCCGACACCGAGGGCAGTCCTGAGATGCATGAAGAAGCTACAGGGGAGCAAACCCCACAGGAATCTCTGCCGGTAACAGAGAAGTCCGAGGGGAAGCCTCCTGAGGGAGAGCCCCAGCAAGAGGCAGGAGACGGCCAAACGGAGGATTGGGGATTCACTCCCAAGTACAAAAGCCACCGGGAGGCCGAGATCGGCTATCGGGAAGCCGAGCGCAAAATGCACGAGGCAACTCAGGCTGCCGCCGCTTTGAAAGCCGAGGTCGAACAACTGCGCCGTGAATTGGAAGAGGTCAAGAAGGGTGCAAGCAAGCCCTCGGCAATGGCAACACAGGAGCCCAATGAACAGCTCGTGGCTGCCTATGAAGCTGCCCTGGCCGAAATCAGCGAGCTTGACCCCTATGACCCGGATTACCACAAGCTGGCTGCCAAGGCATGGGCCAAGACCGGACTGGACAAGCTCCTGCTGCAATCCGTTCTGCAGGAGGTGGACAAACGCCTGCAAGAACGCCTCCAGGGGTCGTCGGGTCAGGCTGTTCCGCCGGCTACCGGCACGCAACCGTCTATCCCGGCCCCACAGGGGGAGGATACGCAGCGGTTAGTGTCCATGGCGGAGGATATGGCCCGTCAAGCGGGCCTGGACATGAGCCCAGGCTCTCTGGATCACCGGCTTTTCTGGAGCAACCTGAATTTCCTGCCGGAGGGGCTCTCCTTACAGGATGAGGTCAAGTGGATGATCCAGGAAACCAAACGCTTGAAAAACCAGACCAGCCAAGCCAGACCAGCCCCGGAAAGCATTCACCGGGACCACGCCGTCCTGGAACGAGGCAGCTCTGGCAGCACCCAAACATCAGCCAGCGAGAAACCGCATACTATCGGGTCCCTCCTCGATAGACAGCTACAGAGGAGGGTCATTTGAGGAGGACTGAACCATGCCCACTGCCATGAATTGGACATTTGACGCCGAAACCGGCGTCTACAAAAACCGCTATCTCAGCAACAAACTCCTGGAGCAATCGTTGGCCCAGTGCAAGGTTCTTCCCTTTACCCATGACTTCGGCATCGGGTTCGGGAAAAACAAAGGGGAATATGTCAACCTGATGCACATCAAGGAACTGCCTGACCCCAACAGCGCCCAACTGGACGAGTTCAACCGGATACCCATTGACAAACTCCAGTTCGGCAATCGGCAGTTCCGGGTGGTGGAATACGGCCGGGGCGTGGAATACACCAATCTGGCCGAGCAGCTGGGGCAGTTCAACCCCCGCAGCATTCTCCAGAAGGCCCTCCGCCGCCAGATGGAACGGGCCCTGGACACCACCGCGGCCAAGGCGTTTCTGGACCCCACCGCCGTCAAGATCGTCTTTATCCCTACCAGCCTCACCGGCGGGGTGTGGGATACCGACGGCGTGCCCTCGACCGTGGCCACCGTGGGTCTGACCTTCGACCACTGCTGCGCCATCTCCGACTATCTGGCGGATATCATCCACTGCCCGCCCTATGAGGGGGAGGATTACGTCGGCCTGTCCTGCAATAAAAACCTCCGGAGCCTGAAGCAGGACCGCCTCTGGCAGATGGTTCATCTCTATCTCCAGAAAGGCGACTTCTTCTTCTTGGGCGAACAGGGCAAGACCGAGCGCATCCGCTGGGTGGAGGTGAACCGCTCTGCGGCCTTTGCCAACACCGTAGGGAGTTCCACCGTCATCGGCGAGGCCGTGGTCTTCGGCGATGAAGCCGTGGCCCGGATCGAAGTGGAAACCCCGGAACTGCGGGCCGATCCCAACTACCAGAGCGACTTCGGGCGCACCAAGGCTGTGGCCTGGTATGGCATCCTGGCCTTTGGCGCGGTTTGGGACACCGCCAACGACGGCGAGGCCAAAATCATCCGAATCGGTTCCGCCTAATCAGAACCGGGACAGGAGGACCTGAACATGGGACAGAACCAATACGGCAGCTATGACGCCGAAATCCTGACTGCGAAAGATGCCAATGCTGCCTTGACCCCCACCGCCTATAACGCCACTGCCGGCGACCTGCATGTCATCACGGCCCGGCGGCCTTTGTGGGTCATGGGGGTGGGCTGCGAAGTGACCACCGCCTACACCGCTCCGAGCACCGCCCAGGTGGTGAGCCTGGATTTCCGCCCCTCTTATGGCTCCGACACCGGCCGGGTGGAAAAAGCCACCGTCACCATGGACACGGCCCGGGCGGCTGGAACGGTTATCCACAAACTCATTGACGGATTCAAGGTGCTCCCCGGTCAGCAGATCGTCATCGAACAGAAGACCGCTGGATCCGGCGGTGCCGGTGCGGCCAATTGGTTCATCCTGGTCAGCCCGGTCCCTGAATCCGCCAAGAATTGCCCCAATCTGGTGGTACTGTAAACCATTGACCCGGGCCGTCATCAGGCGGCCCGGGACACAGGAGGATATCCTATGCCTGATGTGACAGCGACGGTCACGATCGTTGACCGGGATTTTCTGGGAGTGGCGAACAAGCTCACTTTGGTGAGCATCGCCTTCGGCAATGGCACAGACACCTATCCGAGCGGCGGCATCCCCCTCGGTGGGAAAGAGCAGTTCGGCATCAACAAGCAGGTCAAAGCGGTCTTCATAGACCAGCCCGTTGATGGTTATGTTTACAAAATTGACTGCTCCAACCCCAATAACCTCAAATTGAGGATTTATTGGGCTGCCAATGACTTGAAAATCCTGGGCGGGACTACGCCCGATACCAACGCTACCATTGGCACCGTGGCCTCAGATGGCCCCAAATTGGTGAAAACGGCGAGCGGAGACCAGACCATCCTGAGTGCGAATGCCGCCACCAATGGAGGCGTGCTCCCTGGTCCGCTGGCAGAGGTGCCGACGACATTTGCGCCGGCGGCCACCGTACTCAAGGCCATGATTGTCGGCGCGTAGAGAGGAGAGGCATATGCCCCAAATCCTTCACACCAAAGACTTCGGCGACATTGAGGTCGTCAGGAGTTTCGTCAAAGGGAACCTGCACATCGTGGAACTGACCA